GAGGACCTGATGCCGTTTGATGCACGGCAGTATCGTAGGCTATGTCAGCATTAGAACTGGTTTCGATATTGCGCATCAGCCCGTTTAATACCTCGGCTGTGGCAGGATCTGAATTGTTATCTACTGGTCTGAAACGGATTGCGGGCTTATTCTGGCGTGCGTCATTAACTACTTGACGTATATGTGCGGGGAATTTGTTGACGGTGATGCATGGGCGACCTTTATCGCCACGTTTCTGCAAGTCCTTTTCATACCATTGCTCGCCAAGAAGGGCAAACTTTATATCATTGAGCGCGAGATCACGGTTTTCTCTTGATACTTCGACGGCTAGTTTGAATTTCTCCCTGGCCTGCTCGATGAGGTATTTATCTTCCAATCAGCGCCTCCCGGCGTTAGATTATGGTATTGTTCTGTTTTATAACTATTTATTCAGTCATTGTCAACTAAACGTTTAGTATACGTAATATTCTGCATTAACCCATCCAAGATCCTCCGGTGAAATAGGCTCTTTCTCTCTGTTTCGGCTTCTCAAAAAGATCTTCCACGACCACGGCCAGCATGCCTGCAGCGTCACTCCCGTGCGAACTGGCATCATGTTCAGGCCCCAATCCAATGCCCCTAACTTCGTCTCTTTTTTCATGATACCAGCCAAGTGCATCAAGTCCTGGCTTGGTGGTTTCTTCATTAAACCACATTGACCCAAACCATCTCCGCATGGCCTCGATACGCATCATTGCAGCGCCTTTGCCTTGATTTGGCACTACTTCAACGTTATAACCTGCTGCCTCGAATGCTGATTGATACGACACCGCGTAAACCCGATCATTTTGTGCCCCATCATGCGGCAACCACAATTGTGCTTTGCCGGGCGAATAACCGCGTGATCTCATCCAATCAAGATGCGCACCGATTGGTTGACCGACTGCCTCATAATAATCGAGCATCAAGATCTCTTTCCCTCTGACCTGACATGCCCATAAAACAAAAGCATCTGCCTTCGCGCCAGTGCCCCCGATATCCGCGAAAAGACGAATAGTCAACAATGGATCAGCAGATACCCGCCCTATCCTGCCCTGTTTCTTTGCCTCCGCAATCTCTCGCGCAAAGTATGCGCCAGCATTAACCGTAGCATAACCACCTTCCCAAATATGGTCGTATTGCTCGGGATTATCACGCAGGCAGTCCATACGCTCTTGATTGAGTACAGCAGGAAGTAATGGATTATCCGACCAGTTTGCGCGTACTACCACCGCGCCAGTAGGCAATGACTCACCGCGCAGCATTTCATCAACGGGATCTGTTTTGCGGCGTGGATTCCATGAAAACCATAACTCTGAATCTTTTACACGGATTGTTGGGCGTAGCAGGGATAATGATCTAGCTGAAAGTGTTTGTGCTTCTTCCACCCATGCACGATTGAAACCTTCAAGTGACTTTATAGATTCCGCATTGTGGTCTTGCATCCCCTGAAAAGTAATAACGCCATCACCGGGCGTCTGGATGACTTCATTGTATATTTTAAAGCCTTCGGCCTCGCCTAGCCTGAATGCTGATAGCTTATCTTCAATAAGCCTTTTGGATGATTCCTTGAGAGTTCTTTGAATTTCACGGATGCAAACGCCGCGAGTGCCGCGTTCATAAAGACAATCTTCGATTAATTTCTCGGCAAAGAAGTGACTTTTACCAGATCCGCGTCCTCCAAAAGCGCCTTTATATCTAGAAGGATAGAGTAGCGGCTTAAAGACTCTGGCTGTTTTAATATAAATTATTGCCATTTTCGGGATCTATAATTTCCCGCACCACCTTATGTTCAATAGCTCCACCATTGCGCCCGGTTAGTTCGGTCTTGTTGACGTAATAGCCAAGACATTTACCAGTCAACTCAAGCGCTTTAATTGAAGCGCCATATTCTTCAGCATTGAAAGCAGCATTCTTTAATGCTTGCATTTCTTCAACATAGCTTTTTAGAGTTATTCCAACCTGTTCTTCTATTGGTACTCTTAGTTCAGATATCATTAGAGATACATTAGGGTCTGCTTGCAATCTGCAAGACTCTACCCAAATAGCGGGATTGCTCATACCTGATGCATCATAAGATGCTCGATAAGAATCGCTAAGACTCATGCCTGATGCGACATTATGAGCAAACTTAAGCTGCTTAGGTGTTAGTGACATTTATCACCAGCATTGAGTAAACATGCCTTGTTGTACACAAGTGGTCTGCAATCTTGGCTGATTATAACCAAAGCCGCCACCACCAAGTAATCTTGCACCTGTTTCCATCAGGACACGTGAGCTATCCAGTTGTTGAGCTTCTGCTGCAAGATCTGCTGCATTATGATCCGGCATGGCATTGATAACTTTGGTCATGATCTGCATATGTTCTTCGAATGTTATTTTTCCTGATTCTCTGTCAATTCTAGCCTGTGCAAGTATGTTCTGTAATTCCTGTGAACGGCTTATACCCTGCGGGGCGCTTGCGCACCCTGTTATTGTTAATAATACTATTAATATCAATAAAGTTTTCATGTTTTCCAATTAATTTAATGTTGAATGATTATTTTATCCCTCAATGCATTAACGTAATCTTGGGAAAAGACTTTAATTTATACCTCATTTTCAATTGATATTATTTAGTATTCTTACACTCTTCAGGTCCGTTAGAATCCCGACAATTATTGTGTATAGCATCTTCGATTTTCTTTGTGCTAGTAAAGCATCCAGCCATGTAAACCGTGGCATAGCAGCCGTTTGCCATAGACATACACCCGGATAGGATCGCATACGTACATATGAGTATCAGTATTCTTGCTGGTATTTTCATTGTGGATCGCCCATAAAAAAACCCCAGGGATTAGCTGAGGTTTTTAACTTGCAGTACTCTACTTGTTCGTAGGTAGCGATGTTTCAAGGAGCGTTTATACACATTGGAAATGTAATTATAAATCAATCTGCTTTGATTGTAATGATATTTTTTCACCATTAATGAACCGTGGTATCGTTTATCCGGCATTGCTCCCAACCGCAGGCAAAAACAAAAAAAAGGGTATTAATACTGCCATCAGTTAGTTTCGCAATTTCATCGGGTAGAATCAATTCCAGCCCATTGTTAACGAAGTAATCAAAACCGATAATCATGCACTGAAAAGTTTCAATGCCGTATACATCAACATATTGTTGATACTCGCGCACCAGCATTGTTATTTGTTCATCGCTCAATGCAAATTGCTGATCAGTCATTTGTCACTCCTACGAATGTGCGTTATGTTTTCATCATTCAAACAAAGAACATTTTCTTTCCCTGCTTTTGATAATTGGCCGCTTTTTAAATAACGTGTTGCCTTTAGCCATATGTCAAAATCCCTGGTTGCCCTGCCATAATTGGTATTGAGTACCATATTTATTGAATCATATTGAAATGCCACTTCCCCGCTTGAATCACTGATAATTATCTTTGTGTCCCGGTAGATACTTTTCTTGTGCAACTCTGCTTGATAATGGTGCTTCAGCGCATCTGCATACGCATACAATGCCCCTGCTGCCCTAGCATCCGTCAGGATCATTTCTTGTTTCAGTGCATTCAGGAATTCATCTTCCATCAGGCCACCCCCATTTCAAGTTCACGCACAATCACAACAACCCCTGGAGTTTCCGCATAGCGCTTGCGGTTGAATGTTTCAATGATCTGAGAATCATCTTTATAAACCACACCATTCATTATTCCCAATCCTTGATAACCCACTTCATTGTCTTTGCAATACTCTTGTAGGATTTAGAATCAATAACAATAAGCCTTACCTTTGGATGATATTTAGCCATTCGCTTGATCTTTGTTTTGCTTCTGTCATCCATCCAGCCTTTTACTTCATGGTAAACAACCGCTTCGTTTATTTCTGTTACCTTAAAATCTGGCAAATAACTTAAGCAACCACGCTTTATCCCATCGAACCAAAAAGTTTCAGGCTCATGCTGCCAATCCAATATTTCATGCTTATCTTTAAGCCATTGTAGATACCTGGCGTAGTTTGCTTCCCACCTACTTCGGTAATATTTCTTTACATTTCCTATATGCCTCCATCCAGCCTTCCATGAAGCACCCTCTCTATTTGTTGGCTCTATCTTGCTACTAATAAGACTTGCTCTTTTTGAATATTCATCTTTCACAGAATCAGACATATCAATCCATCTCTGCTTATTTATATTTGAAATTTTTTTTCTAGTTTCATCAGTATGCTTCATACCCAAAGTACCCCTTGGATGAGGATTATTTAGATAATATTTTTTTACATTGATACTCATGCCATCAGCTAAATATGGCTTACTTCTGTCGCGCTTAGTTAATCCAAGTATTCCTGCTTGTTTGCAAATGAATTGTTTTGTTCTTTTAAGTTTTTTAGCCAATTCATCTAATTTTCCCAATGCGGCATAATCGTCATAACTACTAATCAATATGGCTTTATCTTGTTCTGAAAATTTATTTATACGATTATTTAATTTGAGTTTAACAACACGCTCATGTACTGACTGAGCACACATGCCAAACAAAACAGCCACCTTCCTGCAAGATTGCATTTCTTTATAAGCAATAGTTATCTGCGCATCTGTCGCTTTCATTTCTTAACCTCGCGCCACGCTTCATCCGTAAAGTAAGTCCACTCAACATCCTGTACGATTGCCGATGCCCGATTCTTATTCACCACTGTTCCCGACACATAAATTGGTGTATCAGCATAATCGCTGCGACATATAACCTTTGTCTTGTCATCTGGCGGCATACGCTCTAAACACTTGATCCAGTTGATAACCATGGCTATTTCTCCATGCCGGTTTGAAACTTAAAGAATTCTGACTTGTCAGCAACATGCTGTCCGCAGATAGCGCATATGTGCATGTCACAATCGAATCCCGATTGATGTAAGTGCAAGCAAGCATTGCACTCTCTACACTCGCTATAGCCGCGCTCAATGTCATCATTCGCATACCAGTTCAAACTTTATCCTTTATACGATATTGATTAACCAATCCCATTAAATGATATTCAGTCGGCAATTTATAGCGCATCAGGAATGCTTTAATGCCGCCGCCATGCAATTCTGTTCGATGATGCCTAGGGCACAATCCCGCCGTCATAAAGTCACTTCTCACGCCACTTCCTTCAGCAATGTGATGTACTTCGCAATACTCAACATATCCATAATCACGGCGACAAATCACGCAACCGATTTCAGCCACGATCCCCATGTGTTTTTTCTCTGGTGTCATATCATTTACTTCCAATCCCATTGATAAACTGTATCCCGTAGATTACAATTGCCATGTGGAATACGAACTTCAAACAACACAGATATTCAGCCAGTGGTTTAGAAAACTGGACAATTCCACCCGAATAATACTGCTTGAGCGTCTTGACCGAATCAGCACAGGCAATTTTGGCGATTACAAAACCATTGGCAACAACCTGTTTGAACTTCGATGTTTTTTTAGTGGCGGCATACGCTTGTATTTCACCATCCGGCACCAGAATATTATTTTGCTGCTGATTGGCGGCAATAAAAGCAGTCAGGCTCGTGATATCAAAAAAGCGGTAACAATTTTTAATAATCTTGAGATTTGAACAATGAAAGAAAAAATCATGAAATTTGACATTGCACAGCAACTTACAAACGATGATGATATCCGCGAATTTCTTAGCGAATCTGCGGCAAACGCCACTCCTGCCGAATTCATTCACGCGCTGAATACTGCTGCCAGGGCAAAAGGAATGACCAGAATTGCGCAGGAAGCAGGCGTATCCCGCGCCAGTCTTTACAAATCCCTGAGCAATAATGGCAACCCTGAATTTGAAACCATCGTCAAAGTTATCAAAGCGCTTGGCTGTAAGCTGTCTGTTTCCTAGAATCATTGGGAAACCTCGCTGATCTGTTCAGGATCACTCCATACCACGTCATGATCTGCCCCAAAGGAATACATAAGTTCAATCAAATCTGAGAACATTTGCTTACCCATTTTGCTTGTCCGGCCACCGACCGCAATGAATCCGCTCCTATCCATGTTCGGCACCACCTTTTGTTTCAGAATGATTGCTGAGAAAAAGTCTTTCCATTCTTCATCGGTCAGCCAGTATCCGTACCATTCAACCTGTTTTGCCACATCATCCAGCATGGGCCACATTTTAGAATTCTGCGATAATGTTCTGGTCATTGGCGCAATCGTAACCACATAGCCATCTGGCACCGTAAAACACGCCTGCGCTGCGTTTTTTCTCGCGGTGTTATGTGAAAGCACAAAGTACAGTTTATCCATTAAAAAGCACTCAATTGAACGCAAAACCGCACAACATCTGCGATAATCGCGCCAAACCTTTTGCGGTTACTCTGGCTTGCGTATCCCTCCATTCGGTACCATCGCTTCTTTCGCCCGTAGTGTATTTATGTTCCATTAATCCCTGCTTCAGAATTGGCGCGTAGGCAAGCACTTTGTCATTCATAGGTCGCCGGTATGTCCAGCCTATTTCCATCAAGTATTGCTTGAACTTCTTTTCCTGCATTTGCATGGTTTTAGCCGCATCACGAATACACAACGATCCTTCGCTGCATGTTTCTATCCGGTCCAGTGCTTCTGCTTTTGGTGCGAGTATTTCTACTTTGCGTTGAAGAGCAACCCGCTTTTCTTCCGAATCCAAGGCAAGTTTTAGAAGATCCACGCGAGTAAGATTTGCAACCGGGTTTGCGGCTTGGGATTCAAGTTGTTCCCATCTATCAATGATTTTTGCTCTTAACTGAATGTTGTAACCAGATACTAAAATCAAGGATTCTCGCTTTGGCAGTTCATACGTAGGATACGTCTGGTTATTTTGTAGATCGGTATAGGTCTGCTCAAATTTGAGCATACCCCCTTCACCGTACAATTCGACTAGCATTACCCTGATATCGCGCATAACATTTTTATGCTGCTTATCACAAAGTT